ATCTATATGAGTTTTTAACTCTATTTTCATGTCTCTTGTGAAATACCACATAATCAAAGCCATTGAGATTATGGTTTGAAGATTAAATTCTTTAAGAAAATCCGTTAATTCTTTCATTTTTCTCCTTCATTTTTAGCTAACTCAGTAGGCATGATATTTCGCATAATCAAAACAGTTTTAACAATCGTTAAGTCTTTTTCTATAGCATTGATTTTTTCATTCATATTCCAAAAACACAGTGCAAAAGATCCTAAGATAACAATTGTGTCAGCGTGTTTCTTAAACCATTCCACAAAAAACCTATTTTTTCTCTCTATTGTACCACACTCGGATCGATCAAATCAATGCAGTTAGACATTCTTAAATAAGAAAAGAAAAATGTTAAAATTTTAATTTGATAAAAAATTCCGTAAGTGATATATACAAAATATTTTACACGGAATTTTGATGCCATCCTACGAATCTGGTCAATATTCTCTTGGTTACATAGACCCCTCAGATGTTCAGTCAAAAGACTTGAAGCAAATGATGGATTGGTTTTACCAGTCAAATTATACATCAAATTCAACTCTATGGCTTCAAGGATCTATTGACAAACGATTTAAAGTCGGCGACCAAAATCTATACAACCAATTCTATGGGCAAAACTCCCAGAATGTTCAAAAATTTTTTTTCAATTTAATTCGACGTCATATCAATATGATATGCGGATTTCAACGTAAAAACAGAAAGTCTACTATCACAATGCCTGTAACAGAGGGTGAAGACACTGTTGCAGATGATTATAACAAAGTTTTACGCTGGTGCGATGATAGAGATGGTTTTCAAGAATATCTTTCACAATCATTTGAAGGGGCATGCGACACAGGTGAAACATTATTGCATTTGTACCCTGACTACACTTTTGATCCTATTTCAGGTGATCTTTTTACTGATTGCGTGGCTTATAACAATTATCTAATCGATCAATACACAAGAAAACAAGATCTTTCTGATTGCAATGGCATTTGGAGAAGACGTTGGACATCAAAACAGATGGCTAAAACTCTTTTGCCTGGATATGCAAAAGAAATAGATAAAATGAAGCCTGGTGGAATGAAAGACGGAAGGTTTTCGTTGCAAGCGGAACTTCAAAACGTTGCGATTAGCAACCTATTCACTTACGACGAATTCTATTACAGAACCACAAGACCGGGAAAAATCATTCTAGACCCTATTTCTGGTGAAGCGGTTGAGTGGCAAGATGACGAAGAAGACGACGTTGACATGATGGAAAAAGTCTTGTCACAGCAACCTTGGCTTAAAGTTAAAGAAGTAGAGATTCCAACAGTAAAATTAATTATTGCTCTTTCTGGAAAAATTGTTTATCATGGAAAAAATTTACTTGGAATTGATGATTATCCTTTTGTGCCCACACAATGCTATATAGAACAGGATATTCAATCATATGCTTGGAGAAAGCAAGGTATTATAAGGAATCTTAGGGATAGCCAATTTCTCTATAACATGCGTAAGGTAATAGAACTTCAGCTATTACAATCTTCTCTCAATGCCGGATGGATATACCCTGTTGATGTGGTGCCAGACCCCAAGTGTTTTAGACAAACAAGCGGCGGAGATGGTTTCTTAATACCGTTAAAATCAGGGCATTTACCCAATGAAATTCAACGCATTGATCCTGTGTCTATTCCTCAATCTCTACTTGAGCTTTCAAATAGCTTGGCAGAAGATATTACTAAAATTTCAGGTGTGAATGAAGAACTTTTGGGATCAGCGACTGATGATAAGAGTGGAATACTTTCAATGCTTCGACAGGGTGCTGGCCTCACTACCTTGCAGACCATATTCGACAAATTGGACTATTCCCAACGCCTGTATGGAAAAATTAGATTACAAGCCATACGAAAGAACTTTAGTAAAGGCAAGATACGAAACATACTTGGCCATGAAGCAGATGAAAAATTCTTCACTTCCCACACCCAGAAATACGGAGTGGCTGTCGAAGAAGGCAATTATAGTACTACGCAACGGCAAATGGAACTTCAACAATTGCTTCACTTCAAAGAATTGGGGATGGGCATTGCGGACAAGTCCATACTTAGAGCGGCTTTTATTACGAATAAACGCCAAGTTATCCAAGACATGGAAGAGCAACAGCAGCAACAAATGCAGCAGCAACAAGCAGAAGCTCAACAACAATCTGAAATAGATCAAGCAAAAATGATGCAAGCACAAGCTAAATCTCAGCTCGACTTGGCTAAAGCGCAAGAATCTTATGCAAAAGTACACGAATTGAATGCTAGTGCCGAGCATAAAGAGATGGAAGCCGATTTGAATTTAGTCAAATTAGCAATGGAATTAGAAGATGTCCAATTTAATCAACTTAGGGCTGCATTCGAATTGGCACAACAAATGAAGATAGCTAATCAAGAACAACAAGCCGTTCCGGCTTAAGGAGAGACAATATGGCACACAGCAAAGAAGCGCATGGAAAAATGCATGCTATGGGTAAATTCAATGAGGGACATTGGGAAAAGAAAATGTCTGATGTTAGCGTAGCGGACGGAAAATACTCATCTGAGATGAATCAAGCAGAAGAGTATAAACACCAGTCTGATGCGTTGGCTTCTTATGCTAAAAAACATAGAGCACAACATTAATTTCCTATCTGCCACAAGTAGAAAGGATGGGGGCACGTGTAAAAAGCGTTGCCCTCTTTTAAATTCTGTAGCTCAGTTGGTTAGAGCGCAATGATCCGAAGTAGCTAATTCGGGGAGAGGTCGTCGGTTCAAGTCCGATCAGAGTTTTATTGAGTAAAAAAATGTAATTAACTGAAGGTTTATATGCCTAAAAAAACACACCATGCACCAGATTACGCCAAAAATAAAACAGCCGATGTAATCAAAAAAGGAAGCGGCCCAGCCGTTCCTAATGAACAATGGGAAATGAATAGAGATTTAACACCTAAAGGCGATTCAACAGGGTGGGGAGCGTTTCTTCCTAGATCTGGTAAAGATAGGCCTACACCACATACTAAAACCAATGAGTGTGACCATTGAGTAATTTTGAAAAGATTTACAAAGACGGCGTTCCAACTGAAAAAGTTGTTCACATAGAAAAATCAGGAGACAATCATTCTTGCGTGACGATAGTTAACGAACCTCCTCTTATACCTATGAAACTAGAGTGCCCAATATTAGAGGCTCAGATAAAAGAAAAAGGAATGCATCCAAATGAGAAAAACAGCCGGCGAACTATCAAAAAAAGCACTAAGTGACACCACAAAATACGATTCTAGAGAAGTTGGCCACGCACTTGCGGATGATATCGGTGTACATTTAAGAGAATCCATAGAAAAACACAGGAATATCATTGACGAAAATGAATTTTGTGCGGTCATGTTGATATCCAAAGATCCTCTTATCTCCAACTTAATGCGTCGCAAATTTTATTGCTGGCCTTATCTTCCAAAGCCAAGACCTAACCAAGCAGTGTTTTTATACAATAAAGGCCTAGACAGGATAACAAAACGATTATGGGTATTGCCAAGCGATATGGTAATGGCGGAACTCGCAGCAACAAATATAATAGTCCACAAACAATACCAAACAATGCAAGCGTGGTCGGTAGCATTTTTCAAAGGCTCCTTTTGGGAATATGTACGCTATGATCAAAAAATTGACATGCTATCTGAGCATGAATATTTCTTAAAGCATCGAGATGAACTCATTAAAGCGGGTTGTAAGCCTACGGATTCCACTTTCTCCGAGCCCTTCGATTTTAGTAAAATCTCTATCGAGAAGATCGTAGACACGAAGACAGCCGCTGTCGCTTAAGATCTTTTCTATTTCTTTAGGCAAACACAATATAGCAATGGGCGCGTCAGATGTCATGTAAGACATCTTTTTTTTGTATTCTTTTAAATTTTGTAAAAGATTTTCTTTAATCTTTTGCATCATTATGTCATATTCAATTTTTTCGTTTACATTCTCTACATCACCCATAGGAGCCTTTTTATGACAAGTGTTTCACCTGCTTTGCCAGAAAGTACAATAGAAAATAATTCGAATCAAGAAAAAGTTGACAATGTTGTTGCTCAACCTATTGTAGAAGCTAAAAGTGAAGACACTACAATAGATCCAAATTGGAAGGCGTTTCGAGAAGCGAGAAAGAAAGACAGGATTGAAAAAGAAGCTGCGGAAAGAAAGGCAGCGGAAAAAGAAGCAGAAGTAGCAGCGCTAAAAGCTGCAATGGAAGCTGCTTTTGCAAAAAATAATCCCGTGATGCATTCAACGGATACTCCATCTTATTATCAAGAACAAGAAGAGTCAGAGGACGAAAAAATAGAAAAAAAAGTTCAAGCAATAATTGCCAAAAAAGAGGCAGAGGCTGAAAGAATTCGTACTGAAAGAGAGAGACAAGAATATCCTCAAAGATTAGTAAGCACATATAGCGATTTCAACCAATTGGTTAGCAGTGAAAATCTCGACTATTTGGAATACCATTATCCCGAAGTTGCAATCCCTTTAAAAAGGTTAACGGATGGTTTTGATAAGTGGTCTGACATTTACAAAGCAATAAAAAAATTCGTTCCCAATCATTCAACCGCAAAAAAAGAAGCGATTAGAGCTGAAAACAATTTTAACAAGCCAAAATCTATCTCTAGCCAATCCCTTACACAGTCAGGAGAAGCTATTTCAAGCGCTAGATTGACAGAAGAAAAACGGGCTGCTAATTGGGAAAGGATGCAAAAACTTTTAAAATCGGTTGGTTAATGAAATTTATAGAATTCATAAAAGAATTGCTTGGTCCAAAAAATGCAAAAGAGTTCTGTACCTGGGCTTTTGGCTCAGGTTACAGAAAGATAAAAGCAATCCGAACGTTTGCGTTTTTATGGAATCAACTGCACAAGGACCTTTTCGTCATAAAATTAGGCAGCACAATCGCGTATGATGTCCCGATTATGATCAAATTATGGAGATTAGAAAAAAACAGGATTGATAATAAATATTTTACTTGCTAATATTTGAATAGCGTTTTTACACCTGGATTTCGCACATCCTTCTTATGGCTGCTAGTACGCTTCGCCAACGTAAGACTGCATTTGGATTCGTCACCAAACGAAAACATTTCCAACTTACTAAGAGGCTACTATGTCATTTCCGACCGGTATCACAAATATCAACAACATGGCTCCCGAGCTACCCGTTCAGGCGAGCGAAGACCTATTGTCCACTCCAATGTTCAATTTGATCCACTCTTTTGGAGTTGATCTACACCACGCAGAAAGCTACATCGGTAAAACGACCCGTATGTCTCGTTTTGAGCGTCTGTCTACTGACGGCGGTCAATTAGACGGTTCAGGTATTGATCCAGCTTCTGAAGTTCCCGTCCGTACAGATATCGATGCGACAATGGAAATTTACGCCAAGTCAATCGTGACCAATGAGCAAGTCGTTTTGTATGAGAACAGCAAAACTCTAACAAAGTTTACGGCGTTATTAGGACAGTGGTTAAGAGAAAAAGAAGATCTTTTGATGAGAGATTTATTTTCTTCTAGCGTGTCTTACATCAATGCAACAGGTGGTTTAAATGGTGATCAGCCATCAAACATATCCCTGAATGATGTTAACAACATAGAAAATGTTTTACTTGGCAATGATGCTAGATCCATGCTTACAAACTTGGAAGCCACCAACAAGTATGGTACTGCTGGGGTTCGTGATGCATTTATTGCGCTTGCTAATACCAATTTATCTTCTGACCTACAGAAAGTACAAGGCGTATTGCTTAAGTCTGCATATCCCACACAAGAAGGGATCAGACCAGAAGAATATTGCTCAATTTCTAGATTCAGATTCTTTGTATCTTCTAAAGCCGCAAAGATTCCGGGAGCTTCTTTAAGAGGTAACACCGTTTACACAATCCCTATGTACGGCCTAGAAGCTGCTGCAAAGATTGAACAAAATAATTACACGGCTGTCATCGGTTATAGACCTCCTTGGGTGGTTTCTTCTGTTGCTCAAAACAGCCAGCTCTATGCCAAATTTGCAATCGCAAGAGCGATAACAAATCAAAACTGGATTTCAGGGCTGAACGTAACAACATTCTTACCCTCATAAGGAGACTATATGGCTTTTACAATTATTACAGGTGGTTCTTTTACCTCCACAGGTGCAGGGGTTAAAGTTCTGTTACCTAGTTCAGCGGATCTTTTTCAGACATGGAACATTACTCAATTAGCTGCCACAAACCCTAATACCGTAACTAATGGTATCTGGTTTGGCCCTAAATTTGGAGCTGGTGCTTCTGCTGCCGGAAGCGGCATTAAAACAGTGAAGACAACTTCGATGTTAGATTCTGCTTTTTCTGCTGGTACTGGTTTTACTTATGTGACTACTTCTCCTGTTGTTGAGGCTCAAGCAGCTAATGCGATTACCGCAATTACTGCAGCCAATCCTGCTGTTGTTTCTCAGACGAATACATACTCAAATGGAGATATTGTACGTATTTACAATACAACCGGAATGCTTCAAATAGCTGGAATGGATTTTCAAATCTCTAGTGTTTCTGGTTCTGGTTATACCTTACTTGGTTTGCCTGCAACTGCAAGCAATGGTTTTGCAACTCCTGGAACTGCTGGTTATACGAGAAGGATTTCACAATTTAATGCAGTAGATCCTGAATATTTGTATATCACAAATATTTCTCAGGCAACTCAAGCAGTTGTTTCCACTTCTGTAGATCCTAGCAATTACTATGTCGTGGGGATGAAGATTCATTTTAGCGTTCCTTATTCATTTGGAATGACTCAAATCAATCAATTGACAGGAAAAATTTTAGCAGTCAATGCAGTTGCAGCAACTTCAAATATTGGCGCTTACAATTTGACCGTCGACATCGACTCAAGTGCTTTTACTGCATTTGCTTTCCCTGCCTCTACGTCAAGTCCGACAGCTACTCTATTTGCGACTTTATCACCTGCCGGTGCTTCTACGCAATTCGATCCTGTAACCAATGTTCAAACTGGTTACAACTTCCAAATTCAACCATTTAGAACAGGTCAGTTTACCCCATATATGTTTTTAGCTGGAGGAGCTCAATCCCCAGCGGGAGCAAATTTGGATGTGATCAACTGGGCTGCCTATAAATTTGAAAATTAAGAAGTTTGTTTTGGGTTGGGGATATTTTGTCCCCTTCCTTTTTATGTGTAAATCATTTTGTTGACATCAACAAAATGGTTTACACAGCTTTAAAAATCATTTTCCCGACTTCAGGAATATGATTCAAATATAGGTGTGAAATGGCTAATCAATATTTACCGGGTGTGATTCAGATACCAAGCACTCTTCTAATTACCGCCATCACACAAAGTTTCCCCATGCAAGTCACTTTTACAGTTCCTTCCACTGGATCTAACACATATATACCAGGTCAATTAGTCAGATTAACAGTACCAAGAACATGGGGCATGTTTCAAGCAAACGGATTAACGGGAAAAATATTACAAGTAGGATCTTCCACAATGCTTCTTAACATTGATTCTACTCTTTTTGATTCATTTGTTTATGCAATTTCAAGTTCTGAAACGCCATCAAGTCTTTCTCCTGCTGGTTCACAGAATTTGGAATATAGCAATTTTTCTAATCAAGTTCCTTTTCAATCACTCAACAACATAGGTAATTAATGTCTAATTTATTAATGGCTACAGCTTCAGGAGAGCAGCACGGCCTTATCAACACTTTGACAAATAGCGTTCCTTTTGATGAATTCAAAAATATGAAGCCAGAACACAAAAAAGAGATGGAAAGACAGAAAAAAGAAGATTCCAGAATTGTTAAGGCAGAATATTTGAATGCTAGAGGACGTCACGAAAGATTAACAAAACCCTATTGCAGATATTCAGGGGATCCGATTCAAATTTGGCATTTTATACCAGGAAAAGTTTACGACGTTCCTCTTGGTCTTGTAAATGAGGTAAATGACGCAAATAAAAGAATGAAAAAACGCAGCGGACTTGTAAGCGTAGACGGGAATGCTGTCAACAAAGACGAATCCCCATTGGCTCAAGATCAAGAAGGCGAATGGTTGCATCGCTTTGCAGCAGTAGGTTTTTAATTTATGCCGACAGTAGCACAAGCCGACACCACTTATTCGTTTATAGAAAAAAAAGTAAGAAGACTTACCGCATCTGCTAGTGAATCGGCTTTATCTAGTTCCGATATCCAGAAAGCTGTAAATCTTTTTTACAACAATGATTTTCCTTATTCGATAAAGATTGATCAGCAACGCTCTGTCTATAAATTTCTTACAATCCCTAATGTGGATAGATACCCTGTAGATGTTAATAATTTGCAGGGTTTTCGTGCCCCTGTGTATTTTGAGGGCGTTCAAGGTAATTTCTTTAAAAACAGAGATCAGCTCTATAACTTGTATCCTAGATATCCCACTCAGTATCAGCCAATAGCAGGGGATGGAAACACAACAAATTTTACCTTCACATTGTTTGGTAATAACCAAAATCCATTTCCCCAGCCTAATTTTGGCATTTTGAGCACGCAGGTAGTCATTGGAGGGATTGATGTTAACGGAAATCCTATCCGCATTATTGACGATGGGGGAGCTGTAACCAATGGTTTTGGCATTGGAAGCAATACGACAACCGGACAATTGTTGTTTATCAATCAAAACAACGTGGGAAACAATGTTTACCTAGACACGAGCAATAATCAGCAGCCGGCTATTCCGCCTTTATCTCCGCTTGGAGGTTCTAGCTATTATGACGCTAGTTATCCTCAGTATCCCCCAGCTTCTTTGACACCGCAGTATTGCGGTACTGTAAATTACGTCACCACTCAAATGACTGTAAATTTTCCAGTAGCTCCAGCAGCTGGAACGATGATAAATGTATGGGCATCACAATATCAAGTAGGAAGGCCCTACAACCTATTGTTTTGGAACAATGAATTTACGATTAGACCTGTTCCCGACAATGTCTATTTAGTTGAAGTCGAGGCCTTTCAAACTCCAGTCCAATTCATGCAAACCACTGATAACCCGACACTAAACCAGTGGGCCGAATATATAGCCTACGGGGCAGCGAGGGAAATCCTTAGAGAAAGACAAGACATGGAAGGGGTTCAAAACCTTAAAGAAGGGTTTGATCGTCAAGAGGCAATGGTATTAGAAAGACAAGCAGTAGAAGAGATAGGGCAGCCAAATATTACTTTATTTAACACAACTCAAACCGGTTATGGAATCGGGTGGGGAATTGGGCAGGGTTTTTAATGGCAGGATATTCACCCTTAAAAATCACTGGAATGAGTAGTGGTCTTATCCAAAACAGGGAAGAATTTTTGCTTCCAGATGACGCATACCCAGTACTGCAAAATGCGTTTGTTTGGAGAGAAAGGATAAAAAGAAAAAAGGGATATGAACTTTTAGGAAGGCTTCAAAGAAATATTGGGACAACAGATGGAGCAGGTAATGCCGCAATTATCATTACTCCAAATCTAATTGGCTCAGGATTGGCTTCATTTGCGATAGGAAGCGATAACTTTACCGATCCTGGTGGAAGTAGCCCGGTTAATCTTTTAACCAATTCTAGCGGATCTGCAACTCTAAATAGAGTTACTGGTCTTTTAACTGTAACAGGTTCTCAAATCAACACGGCAATACAATATTTTCCAGGTCTTCCCGTCATGGGTCTTCGGATTAGGGAATTGGCTAATAGTGCAAACGACCAAACAGTAGCCTTTGATCAATGTTATGCCTATATTTTCAATTCTAGTACCAATGCTTGGCAAGAATTTATTCCAGGTACTACGTGGAATGCACACAATGGAAATACTGCGTCAGTAGATTTTTTTTGGTCAACCAATTATTGGACTAGCGACGGGGTTAATTTTACAACCGCTAACAGAAAGTTGTTTTGGGTCACTAATGATACGGGTTCTTTTGGTTCTAATGCCGATCCCATTAGAGTGACTGACGGGACTACATGGCTTGACTTTTCCCCTCCAACTTATGGACAAATTGACGCTACAAATTTTCTGACAGGATGTTTAGCTTTTCTTCCATTTAGGGGAAGACTTGTAACCTTCAATACATTTGAAGGGCCCACTTATGCAAGCAGCGTAAACTATTCTAATCGGATTAGGTGGTCAACAATTGGAAATCCATTCATTCCATATGCGGCAGGACCTCCAGCTACAGGATCGTGGAGAGATGATATAAGAGGACAAGGGGGTTATCTTGATATTCCAACTAGCGAAGATATTATTTCGGTTGGTTTTGTTCGTGATAATCTTGTTATTTATTGTGAACGGAGTACTTGGCAATTGCGTTACACTGGCCGCTCAATTGCTCCTTTCCAGATTGAAAAGGTTAATAGCGAGCTTGGAACAGAAGGAACTTTTTCCTCTGTTCAATTTGACACATCTTTAGTCGGAATAGGAGATAAAGGGATTGTCGAATGTGACAGCTACAAATCTGAACGAATAGATATCAAAATACCGGATTTTGTCTTTTATTTTAACCCTGCCAACAATGGCGTCACAAGGGTACATGGTGTTAGAGATTTTATCAATAGGTTAGCTTATTGGACGGTTCCTATACAAAATGACTACCCGTCAGAAATTAACGCCATTTTTCCTAATAACAGATTAGTTTATAACTACGAAAATGACTCATGGGCACTCTTTAACGACTCTCTTACATGTTTAGGCAATTATCAACCACAAACTAGTCGCACTTGGTTAAACACCAAAATACCTTGGATTAAGTGCAATTTTCCTTGGATAAATCAGCCAGAGGAAGACCCTGCCATTATTGG